AGTTGGAGCTTTGAAAGCAATGGGAGCTCTTGAAATGGGACTTCAAGAAGAAGAACTAGACCCACTTGTTAAATCTTGGAGAGAGGCTAATCCTCATATTGTTGAAATGTGGTGGGCAGTTGATAGGGCTGTTAAAACTGCAGTTAGAAATAGAACTACTACAGAAACACATGGGTTAAAGTTCATTTATAAAAGTGGAATGCTATTTATTGAACTACCAAGTGGCAGAAGACTAGCATATGTTAAACCTAAAATAGGAATAAATAAGTTCGGCTCTGAATGTGTAACTTATGAAGGTGTAGGCTCTACTAAAAAATGGGAAAGATTAGAAAGCTACGGTCCAAAGTTTGTTGAAAACATAACTCAAGCAATAAGCAGAGATATTTTGTGCTATGCTATGCAACAATTATCTTATTGTTTCATAGTAGGACACATTCATGATGAAATGATAATCGAGTGCAGTAAAGATGTATCGCTTGAGAAGATATGTGAACAAATGGGAGAAACACCACCATGGATTAAGGGCTTACTTTTAAGAGCAGATGGATACGAATGTGAATTTTATAAAAAAGATTAGATGAGAGGCTAAAATTTAGCCTTTTTTCTTTGACTGTTATTTAGGGGAAAATGGTTCTCCATGTTGAAGAAAGGAGGCAAAAATAATGGAAGATAATGTAGAGGTTCTTGGTTATAAAGAGTTATTGAATAAGTTTAATAAAACAAACGAATATTATCCACTTGTGTATGTATGTTCTCCATATAGAGGAAATATTGATGACAATATCATCAATGCAAGAAAGTATAGTCGATTCGCTTTTGATAAGAAAAACATACCAATAGCTCCACATCTGTTATACCCGCAATTCTTAAACGATAACGACATATTTGAAAGAAACATTGCAATTCACAAAATCAACTATGTCTTTATTGGTTTATGCAAAGAAATGTGGGTTTTTGGTGATGTTATTACTGAAGGAATGAAACGAGAAATCTTAATAGCAAAAAAGAGAAATAAACCAATTAGATATTTTAGTAAAGATTTGAAGGAGGAGATTTAAAACTATGTTTACAATTTATTATTCAGATGTTACTGGAGTACCAAGTAACTGTAGTTATCCTCATAAGAAAAAAGTAATAGATGAGGAGAGTTTAAAAGAGGCTATTTGCCATGATTATGTTTGTGCTGAATATAAGAATAGCTATCGTAACGGAGACAATTTTATAGGAAGTGATTGTATTCCTGTTGATTGTGATAATGACCATTCAGAGATACCAGAAGAATGGATAACACCTGATGATGTAATGCAGGCATTCCCTGATGTATCATTTGCAATTCATTATAGTAGGTCAAATAATAAAGCAAAGAATGGAAAACTTGCTCGTCCAAAGTTTCATGTTTTATTTCCAATAGATTATGAAACAGACAGTGCGAAATATAAAGAAATAAAAATGAAAGTAAATTCATTATTTCCATACTTCGATACAAATGCTCTTGATGCTGCAAGGTTCTTTTTTGGTACTAAAGAGGCAGAAGTTGAAATACATGAAGGCAGTATGAATTTAACAGAATATCTTAAATCATTTGACTTTGAAGAAATGGAAATGAACAAGCTACCAAACGGGTTTGCAATTAAAGAAGGTAGCCGTAATTCGACATTATCTCATTTTGCAGGTCGAGTAATTAAAAAGTACGGAGACACTGAAAAAGCATATGAAGTATTTATGGAAAAAGCAGCCTTGTGTGATCCACCACTTGAAAAGGATGAACTAGCATCAATTTGGAGTAGTGCAAAAAAGTTTTATAAGAAGTTATCTAGTCAAGAGGGATATGTTGATCCTGAAGAATATAATCAGGATTTCATTTTAGAACCATTAGATTATTCAGATGTAGGACAAGCAATCGTATTAGCAAGAGAATATGAAAACAAACTAAAGTATTCTCCATCTACTGACTTTCTTGTTTATAACGGAAGTTTCTGGGAAGAGTCTAGGTCAAAAGCTCAAGCAACATCACAAGAACTTACAACTAGGCAATTAGAAGAAGCGGAGGTTGGAATTAAAAAGCTAACTGACGTAATGCTAAAAAATGGAGCTTGGGACATCCTTGCATCTGTCGGTCCAAAGAAGGCAGTAGCTCTTTTTAATGAAGAACAAGCGAATGTGTTCAAAGATTATGAGGATGTAACAGCTTATAGGAAATATGCAATTAAAAGAAGAGATTCAAAATACATCTATGCATCATTAAAAGAAGTAAGTCCAATGGTAGAAATTAAACAAGATAGGTTAGATAGTGATGAGTTCTTACTTAATACACCAACTGCAACTTATGATTTAAGGTTTGGTGCGAGTAAGAAACATGAGCATTTAGCAGAAGATTTTATTACAAAGCAAACTACTATTGATCCATCTAATGTTGGAGAAGATATCTGGAAAGCTGCACTAAATACATTCTTTTGTGATGATGAAGATTTAATTAACTATGTTCAAGAAGTAGCAGGACTTTCTGCAATAGGTAGAGTTCATCTTGAAGGACTTATTATTGCCTATGGTGGTGGAAGAAATGGTAAATCTACATTCTGGAATACCATCTCAAAAATACTTGGAACCTATAGTGGAAATATGTCTGCTGATACTTTAACAGTTGGATGCAAAAGAAATGTTAAACCAGAAATGGCAGAAATCAAAGGTAAGAGATTAGTTATTGCAGCAGAACTTGAAGAAGGAATGAGGTTCAATACTTCAAATATAAAACAGCTATGTTCTACTGATGAAATCTATGCCGAGAAAAAGTATAAGGAGCCTTTTAAGTTTGAACCAACACATACTTTAGTACTTTATACAAATCATCTACCTAAGGTTGGTGCGATTGATGAAGGAACATGGAGAAGACTTATAGTTATTCCATTTAATGCAAAAATAGATGGTTCATCAGATATAAAGAACTATGCTGACTACTTATATGAAAATGCAGGTGGTGCAATTCTTAAATGGATTATGGAAGGTGCAAAAAGAGTAATCGATAATGGTTATCATTTGACTCAGCCTAAAGTTGTAGAAAATGCCATCAATAAATACAAGGAAAGCAATGACTGGTTTTCTCAATTCTTGGATGAGTGTTGTGAAGTTGGTAAGACTTATACAGAAAATTCTGGAGATGTTTATAGTGCCTATCGTGAGTATTGTGCTAGGACAGGTGACTACATAAGAAGTACAACTGATTTTTATACTGCTCTTGAAAGTGCTGGATTTCAAAGAAGAAGAACAACTACTGCAAGAATGATTTATGGGCTTAAGCTAAAGTCAGAATTTCTTGAAAATTAGGATTAATGACAGTCTATGACACTCTCTATATAAAGTTTTCTATAGAAGTAAAAAAATTAATATATAAGAAAACTTATGGAAATGGTCGTCATAGAGTGTCATAACCTTAAAAATTATTGATGGGAGTAAAGATTGATGAGAGAAAAGTATATAGAGCAAAGGTTAGTAAGTGAGGTTAAAAAGCATGGTGGAGTTTGTTTGAAATTAGCATCAACTGGACTTGATGGAATTCCTGATAGATTAGTTTTGATGTCAAAAGGCAAGATTGCTTTTGTGGAACTAAAAGCACCAAAGCAAAAACCAAGAAAACTCCAAGAGGTAAGAATTAGAAAATTAAAGACAATGGGATTTAGTGTATATGTGTTAGACAATGTAAAAGATATAGGAGGTGTTATTGATGATATACAATCCACATAATTATCAAAAGTATGCAACAGAATTTATTGAAACTCACAACGAGTCAGCTATTTTATTAGATATGGGACTTGGTAAAACTTCAATAACATTAACAGCAATAAATGATTTATTATTTGATAGCTTTGATGTTCATAAAGTTTTAGTTATAGCACCATTAAGAGTTGCAAGATTTAGTTGGAAAGCTGAAATTGAAAAGTGGGATCATTTGCATAACTTAAAATATGAGATAGTAGTTGGAACTGAAAAAGAAAGAATAGCTGCTTTAGAGAACAATGCCGATATTTATATAATTAATCGTGACAATGTTAAGTGGTTAGTTGAAAAGATGGGTTCTAGATTTAATTTCGATATGATAGTTATTGATGAATTATCTTCTTTTAAAAATTACAGTTCACAAAGGTTTAAAAGTTTAATAAGAGTTAGACCAAGAGTTAAAAGAATGGTTGGTTTAACAGGAACACCTTCAAGTAATGGATTAATGGATTTATTTGCTGAGTTCAAAGTTCTAGATATGGGTAAAAGACTGGGTAGATTTATTGGAGAATATAGAAATACCTACTTTGAACCAGATAAGAGAAATGGTCAAATAATATTCAGTTATAAGCCACTACCTAATGCAGAAGAACAAATATATAAGAAAATATCTGACATAACTATATCTATGAAATCAGCTGATTATCTAGAAATGCCAGAACTTATTAAAAATAATTATTCTGTAGATTTAGATGAAAAAGAATGGTGTAAATATCAAGAATTAAAAGATGTTTTAGTATTAGAACTTCCAGATGGAGAAATAACAGCAAGTAATGCAGCAGTTCTTTCAAACAAATTAATTCAAATGGCTAATGGAGCAATATATGATGATAATAAAGAATATGTAAATGTTCATAATAAAAAATTAGAGGCATTAGAGGATTTAATCGAATCAGCTAATGGAAAACCTGTACTTGTTGCTTATTGGTTCAAACATGATCTTGAAAGAATTGAGGCATATTTGAAAGAAAAGAAAATCGAGTATGCAAGACTTGATAGTGACAAAAGTATAAGAGATTGGAATGAAGGAAAAATACCAGTAGCACTTATTCACCCAGCATCTACAGGACATGGTTTAAATCTTCAAGATGGTGGTTCTACTATTATTTGGTTTGGACTTACATGGTCACTTGAATTATATGAACAAACAAATGCAAGATTATGGAGACAAGGTCAAAAGTCAAAGACAGTTGTTATTGAGCACATAATTGCTAAAGACACAATTGATGAACAAATAATAAAGGCTTTAGAAGGAAAGCATAAAGTACAAGACTCATTGATTAATGCAGTAAAAGCAAATCTAAGAAAATCAGAGTAAATCCAAGGGTTAAAAAATTAATCGGAGGTATTAAATGACAGCAAAAGAATATTTATTACAAGCTCATTATCTTGACGAACGTATTACTTCAAAGACTCAACAAATAGCTTCTTTAAATGAATTAGCAACCAGATGTACAACAACTATTTCTGATATGCCAAGAAATCCAAGTCATGGTAGTTCCAAGATGGAAGACTGCATTATTAAAATAATAGACCTTGAAGAAGAGTTGAAGTCTGACATAGAAAGATTAATAAACCTAAAGAAGGAAATCATGGAAGTAATAAGAGCAGTTCCTAATATTGAATATCAAACGCTTCTAGAAAAAAGGTATTTGTGTTTCATTACTTGGGAACAAATATCAGTGGATATGTGCTATTCAATACAACACATTCATCGTATGCATAGTAAAGCTTTGAAAGAAATAGTTGTTCCAACTAAAAGATGAGAGTGAATGTGATAGTATGAGAGTCCTATCTTATGATAGTATTATAATGAGATAAATATAAAATGATAAAAGCCTTATGGGAAAACCTGTAGGGCTTTTATTATGCAAGAAAGGAAGCAGACAAATGCCAAGAAAACCTAAACGTCCATGTTCTTATCCTGGTTGTCCTAACTTAACGGATGGTAGGTTTTGTTTAGAACATGAGAAAGAAGAAAACAAAAGGTATGAAAAATATGATAGAAGTCCTGAAGTAAAGAAAAGGTACGGACGAGTTTGGAAAAGAATAAGAGACAGCTATGCAAAAGAACATCCATTGTGTGAGAAGTGTTTAGAACAAGGAATTTACAGAGCTACAGAAGAAGTTCATCATAGATTACCACTTGCTGAAGGTGGAACACATGATAGAAAAAATTTAATATCACTTTGTAAGTCATGTCATGCAACCATTCATGCAGAACGAGGGGATAGATGGAAAACCAAACCTAGATATTATAAATGATGGTAGGGGGGATCAAAATCTCTACGACATATAGGAGTTGCAACGGGCGTGGGGTCTTATGTGTAAAAAAAGCGAATTCAAAAGGGTATTAAAGGGAGGTGAGATTAAATGCCAACAAAATCAAACAACATCGGTGGTAGAGGTGGTGCAAGAATTGGTGCTGGAAGGAAAAAATCAGCAATAAAAGAAAAAGCACAAAATGGAAATCCAGGTGGTAGAACTTTAGAGACTTTGGATATTCCAGAAATCGAAGGAGCAGAGATGCCAAAGCCACACGAGTTCTTATCTGAAAAGCAACGTGATGGAAATGAACTACAAGCAAAAGAGATATACCAAGAAACATGGAAGTGGCTTAAAAAAGTAGGCTGTGCTCAAAAAATCTCGCCACAGCTTTTGGAGAGATACTCGATGTGCAGTGCAAGGTGGATACAATGTGAAGAACTAACTAACAAGTTGGGACTTTTATCAAAACATCCCACTACTCAAAAACCAATACCATCGCCATTCATAAATATAGGTATCAATTATATGAATCAAGCAGTTAGATTATGGAATGAGATATTCCAAATAGTAAAAGAAAATTGCAGTACATCTTAT